GGTCAAAATCTGGCTGAAGGCGAACGTCGCCTTGTATGCGGTAATGCTGATGGTGGGAAATGCTGCCGGTACTTCAATCGGCGGATCGAACGGGACGCCAGCGGAGTTCACGACTTCGACGTTGTTTAAGTCCTTCGTGAGAACCTTCGTCGTCTTGTTGCTGCCTAGCTTGATGACCCACGGGCGTAGGTTCGGGGCGACTTGGTTGTTCCCCGCCCCCGGTGACGAACCCGCCCCAATGCCGCTTCCCGATTGCGTGCCGAAGTCCAGCGGTGCGGAATCGTATTCGCAGACGACTTCCCACATGCCCAGTTGTCCCTCGACGGGACGGGCATCCTTCTTCTTCAGGATTGCGAACAAGTCCTGTTCGCCCGTGCCGAGGTTGTAGCTCTCGTACAACAGCGTCGGAACCAGCGTGGCGACAAGCCCCGGCCCGAGGGTGAAGTCGTCGGTGATAACCTGAAACGTGCGGATGTAGCGGCGAACGCCTTTCTCGTCGATGCTCCCTTCCCGCTTGATTTCCCTTACTTCGTGTGCCAACAGTCCCCCTTAGAAAACTTCCAAGTCCAACTTCATGCCGGTCAAGGCTCGCACGACATCCCCGAGAAGCTGGTTCGCCTTCTTCGCCTCATCCAGCTGTTTTTTGTTCACGTCCAGTTGCGGGTTCATCAGGTTGTTGAACTTGAACCTCGCAAGGATACTTGCCTCGTCACGACTTCCCTTCAGGGCGGCGGCTACGGCGGTGTAGCTCGCTGTCTTCTGTTCGGGGATGTCTTGCATCGCCCCTTTCTTCGCCGAGGCGTTGGCGTCCTTGCCCTTGCCCCGATTGTCGAACCACTTGTTTACGTCATCAGCCGAATTGCCGAAGTTCTCGAAGGTTCCTACGCCCCAAGCCTTCATTTGCTTACCCGTCTTCTTCACGGTTCGCTCGAACCGCTCCACGTCTCCTACGAACTCGTCGATCCAGTCCGGGCGAATACTATCGGGAAGTTCTTTGGCGAGGCTAATCACTTCCTTGAAGGCTTCGACCACATAGCCGAAACCTTCGACAATCAGACCGGCGACGAAGGCGATGGTCCCCGCTCCCGCCTTGATCGTGTCCCAGACGTAAGCCGCACCGATGGCGATGGCCCGCCAGACGCCCGTAACGACTTCCTCAACTGTCAGCGTCACGTTCTGGAGTCCGAACAGTTCGCTCACCCAACCCACGACAACTTGAATGACTTCACCGATGGCCCCGAAGACTTCGCCGAGTATGTCGATGATGATGCCCCAGTGCGTGCTTAACGCCCGGAACACCTTCTCGAAGACCGGCATCAGGAACTCGAAGGCTTGCGTCAGCTTGGTTGAAACCATTTCGATGACGGGAGCCATCGTTATCATCAGCCGTCGCCAGAGTCCGGTTAACGCCCCCTTGATGCGGCTGATGGCATCGTTGGCGGCTTCGATCTTGCCCGCTTCCACGCCGTTGAAGGCGATGCCGAGGCGTTTCGCCTCATCGACCATGCCCTTCAACCCGTCCTTCCCCCCCTCGAACAGCGTTCCCATCTTCGTTCCGGTCTTGCCGAAGTTCTCGACGAGGATTCTGGCTCGTTCGCCCGGATCGGTGATGCCCTCCAGACGTGCGGCCAGTGCGAATAGGGCTTCGTCAAGCGGCCCGGTGGCCTTCTGGCGGAACTTCAACAAACCGGCTTCGAGCGTCTCCATGCTTACGCCCGACAGACCGGCAGCGTGCTCCAGTGCCGATAGGCTCTCGGTCGGCATCCCGAGGTTGCGGGACAACTTGGCGATCTTGTCCGTGTGGTCGGCCAGTTCGCCCATCCCGCCGAGGAGTTTCTGAACCCCGCCGACAAGGGGGTTCACGGCGACCATGCCCGCACCGAATGCGGCCCCCGCCTTGAAACCGCCGAAGACGGACGAGAAGGCGGACTGTTGCTTATCCGCCCAGCCCTTGATTTTCTGGGAAGCGTGGTTCAACCCAGCGTCGAGCTTGCTGGCGTTGGTGGACAGAACGAGACTTGCGGAACCCAATGAAGCCATACCCTATGTAGGCTTCTGGGCTTCAGTTCTTTTGACGGGAATTGTGTGCCTCAACCCAGACGGCGAACAGCTTCACGCCGTTCTTCTGGGGCTTCTCCCCGAACTGGGGCAGGAAGTCCTCGGGCGTGCTGCCCTTGCTCCCCATGCTGCGGGCAATCGTGTAGGCGACGATGGCGTTCCGCACGTCGGCCCGGTGCTCGGGAAGCGGTTCAAGCTGGTTGAAGGCAATCCAGTAGGTCAGTTCCGTTGAACTGACGGTCTGGCGTAGTTCGGCAACGGTGCGGCCCAGTGCGAGGGCGAGGCGGAACTCGAACATCAGTTCCGGTTCCGCCATCAGGCGTTTTTTGCGTCTTTGACGCTTTCGGCGTCCAAACCATTCAGCTTGAGGGCGGCGATGGCTACCTTGTCGATGGCGGTGGCGGACTTCCCGTTCAACTGATCGAAGTCAGTCTCGGCGAAGATCGGGTTCCCCTTGTCGTCCGATGCGGCCATCAACACAAGATACGTGTTCAATTCGGCAGGGTTGTCGGCGTGTTGCTTGTGCAACGCCATCAGCTTCGCCCGATCCGCCCCGGTGAACGTGCGGACGTACAACGTCGTGTTCCATTCGGGAACCTCGACGGCTTCAACCTTGCGGTCTTGGATGTTGAGTATCTGTTCTCGTAGCATGGTTTCCTTATGCGATGGTGATAGAACCACTGACTTTGACTTCGCCCTTGATCTTGACGACGGCTTCCGTCTCGAAGCCGAGTTCCAACTTCGTCAGGATGCCGTTGAACGTGAAGACTTGCGGGCTTCCGTCGTCCGGTGCGGTGATCCGCCATTTGATGTCGTTGCCCGTGGGCGGGATCGGGTTCGGACCGTCCTTCAACTTGCCACGCACGGCATTCAACTGGTTGTAGGTTGCCTTCGTGTAGTTCGCCTCGAAGCTGAGAATGCCCGGATCGGTCAAGCCCGGCGTGAACGTCTTGATCGGCGTGGACAGGTTCAAGTGAGTCGTTTCTACGGTCGTGGTTTCTTGAGCAGGAACGGTAATCATCGTCGCCTCGTCGATGAGTGCGAACGTCCCGCCCCCGTTGTCCAGTTCCAGCTTTGCGGTAAATCCAATCGTTGCCATAATCCCCCAGATGGTGAATGAGTCTGGGGTTATCTAGTCTTCTGGTTGTTATTTCTTGTTGAGTTGTTCGGCGAGTTTGTCCTTGATGAACTGGGCAAGGTCGTTGGCGAACTTCGCCCTCGTCTGGGACAACGACTTCTCCAAGAACTTTCGCCCCTTCATCTTCTTGGAACCCCAGTTCACGACATGGGCGTAGCGGGCGGGGCGGATCGTCCGCTTCTGGCCCTTGTTCGGCCCCCGCTTGATCTTCCCGCCCGACCGCTTGAACTTCATGCTCGGCCCGGCGATGCCCGCCCACGTCTTGCTTGACGTGTAGTATTTCACCTTGATCTTGATGGACTTCTTCAAGTTGCCCTTGTTGGCGGGTGCGGTCTTGATGACGGCCTCCTTCACCGGAACCATCGCCTTGTTAAAACCCATGCGGATCGCCTTGTTCAAACCGGAACCACGAACGTAGTCCAGCTTCGACAGGTCAAGCTCGATGCGGGTTTGAATCATGTTCCCCCGAGGTTCAGTTCGTCGTACTTCATGACTTCGCAGATAAGCTCGTTGTCGCCACGTCGCACATGGTCAATGACCCACAGTTCGCCTTCCGCTGGCAGTTCCAGCCGGTCGAGGGCGGTCAAGGTCGGGTAGTTCCGAAGGCGGATCGTGGCATCGGCCCCGGTCTGTTCCGCCCCGTAGTCGATAGACTTCCTGCCCGTGGTCGGTTCAACGGAACCCCAGAGGAAGCCGTTCTCGGTGAAGGTTTCCTCGTCCTGCCCGTTGTTCGGGTTCTTGGTGACGGTTCGCTTCAACCACGTCAGCCGATCCTTGTATTGCCCCGCTGCCATCATGCCCCCATTGACCACGGCCCCATAAGCCCGGTCTTGTATTGGTCACAGACCGCCCGGAAGCCCATCGGCAGGGCGGTCAAGTTCTCGTCGGTGAACGCTTCCCGATGTTCGTAGTAATGCCCCGCCAGAAGCATGATTGCCGTCTTCACGTTCTCGGGAACCTTGTCGGCGTCCCAACCGGCTTCAAACTCGACGAACGCCTTCGGGCGTTTCGTGGAACTGGTGACGGGGTAGCTGTCGAACCAGACGGAACCCGGAATGCTGATCGTGTCTTCGTGGTAATCGGCGGCGGTCTGAAGTTGGTTGTCGGCGTCCCAGTATTTCACGGCGACGACTTCCCGCACGGGAGCTTTCATCAAGTAGACCGTGCTGTTGAAGTAGTGGACGTGCTGGCGGTAGGTGCGTGCGAGAACGCTTCGGCCCGTCCACGCCTCGAACATCTGGGTTGCCGTGCGAAGGTAGCGGGTAAGGGCGTCGTCCTCGTCGTCGTGGTTCAAGCGAAGGTGCGTCTTCACGTCGTCCAGCGGGACGACGAGGTTGTTGTTGTCGGTGATGATTTCCAGCGTGTACATGCTGTATTTAGGCTCGGGACGTGAAAAAACCGTTCCTTGAAACTTGGAAAAACTTACCCAAGGTGCAAAGTTTGACGAAATCAGTCCTGTTCCCTGCCGTTATACGCAGAGAACCTTCAATGGATTGATCCGTACTGGCATTGCGGCAATGCTCCTATCGGGGAAAGTCTCGTAGACTTTATCCCCGATTACTTTTCTTCCTATGTTCAGGCTTCCATTCACATCAGCATGAATGGGTCGGAACGTCTTGTACATCCCCTTGTTCCTCACACCACTCAAAACAGGTGGTACAGCGTCCCAAACAGGTAGCTCATCATGGTCAAGGAAACTAGCTTTGCTGGTATATGCCTCCTCCGTGAAAACAACCTCAATACCAGCCAGTGTTGCCTTGTACTTGACCTTCTCAATGAACCTCCAGAATGGGATGTACTGGAAGTTCTGCTTTTGCGGCTTCCTCATCTTGATTTCTTGTTTCCAACCATCGTTCTTCCCGATGATGACACGACCAATGCCATGCTTGACACAAGTATCCACGATAAACTTGGACGCATGATGGAAGTAGTTTTCAATCTGGAAGTACCGTTTCCTGCTCGTTCTCTTGTTGGGACGTTTGTTATACAACCTGTTGACGCTCTTGAGGATACGACCATTAACCAATATGGGCTTTGCCAGTTGGTTTGAAGTTATCGTAGCCAAGTTGTTCACGCCAATGTCTATACATGCAACCTTGTCCTTGCTGACTTTCTCTTTCTTACTTTCTTGTTCGTACTGTACGTCCACCACGAAACCGAAGGTCTTAGGCGTCACTACGACTTGCTTGAAGTCTTTGTCGCACTTGACCGAGAACAGGTTGTTCGTCGGCGTGATGATACCTTGCTTTAACGGCTTCTTCTTGATGGTTTCGTTATAGAAGACTACTTGAGCCAGTTTGTCCTTGTAGTACGGAGGTTTAGGCATTCTCCTGAACTTGCTTGGGTCTTTCTTCCATGCTCGGAGAGCCGCCTTGAAGTTAGACCAGTCCGTGAGAACCTTCCTGACTGTCTGCTTCGCCGTCTTGGTGTTGTGCAAGTTCTTGAAGCATTCCAGTCCTTGTGTTTCTTGAACGAGTATGTTCAGGTCGGGCAGTCTTTCATCACCGAACCACGCTTTCCGCATGAGGAAGTTGCATTTGTTGTACAATTCCTTGCTTTGGGTGCAGAGTCGGATGATTTCGGGTGTGCCGTCAATCAGGTGTCGTTCCACTACGAGCATATACTATAGTAGTGGGTTTACCCCGATTTTTCAGAAGCAAAATCATGGTTTTTCTTCCAAGATTGGGCAAGATTTTCTAAGTTTGGCATCAACTGTTTCCAACCCCGACCGCATGGGCAACGGTCGGGGTCAAGTCAGGGAGAATAAACCCGACTTTCAGGGTGCGTTAGCTGGCGGGTGCGGCCAGATACTTCACGGCGTTCGGCTGAATCAAGTTCCCATCGGCTCTTGCGAAGGCGAGGAAGCTGATCTGGCCGTTGCGGATACGAAGTTGATCCAGACGGTAAATCTGAACGCCCATGACGTTTCGCCAGAGGTACTTCGAAAAGTCCCCGAAGACGGCGATACGGGCGTTCGCCCCGCTCGTTGCCATGTTCTGGTTGCGGTAGACCGGGAAGCCGTAGAAGGTGTTCGGTACGCCCGCTTGCAAACTGGGTTGCCACAGGTATTGCCCGTTGATGTCCTTCAGCTTGCGGATTTTGGTCATTGTCACAGGGTGCATCATGAAGCCCACGCCCGGCCCGATCTTGTAAGCATCGTCAAGACTTTCCGCCAAGTCAATCAGGTCGTCCCCGGTCAATGTCGGGTTGGCAGGCGAACCGCCAGCCACGATGCTAGAGTTGCTGGCACGAGTCACAATCCCGAACGGTTCGGTCGTCCCCGCCCCCACGCTGACATGTTCCGCCCAGCCCCGACCAAAGCGTTCGGCGATGGCCCGGCTGACGTAGCTTTCAAGATCAACGCTGGAGTCTTGCAAGAGTTCGAGGGACAGGATGACTTCCTTACTCTCGTACTTGAAGCCCTTCAGCGTGACCGACGTTACCGATGGATCGGCGGCGGTGACTTCGGCGGCTTCGCCCAGAATGGCGGCTTTGTTCGCCGTGTCGTCCATGACCGGAATCGGCAAGTCCTGCCCGTTGTCGGAATCACGGTAGCTGATGAGGGACAGGACCGGTCCATAGGACTTCAGTTCCTCGTAGAATCCCTCGTAGAAGTCCCGCCAGCCCACAACGCCCGTGGATGCCGTCTTGCTCATGGCACGGCGGCTGATCTTCGGGCGAACCAGTTCAATCTCATTACTGGAGATGTCCAGACCGCAACGGGCGGCGTTCTCGATGTCGGCCCCGGTCATGCGGCTACCACGGACGCCACGGGTGAACCATGTTCGCAGAGCGTCGGCGTAGTTCGGCTCGTCCTCCTGTCGGGCAAGGGTGGGACGTGTCTTGCGTTCGGTGGCCTTCAGACGGGCTTCGGCGGCTTCGACGGCTTCCCGCTTTTCGAGGGTGTCGATCTTCGCTTCCAGCTTGTCCGCTTCGCCGAACAGGGTATCGACTTGGTTGCTTTCTTCGGCGGTCAAGTCCCGCTTTTCGCTGTCGGCGGTGTCGATGATCTTCCGGGCATCGTGGATGAGTTTTGCCCGTTGTTCCTTGAGTTCTACTGAGTTCATAATCCTCCAGAGGTAATGTGTCTTGTCTTGTCTATAGACGCTGGTATTTAGTCGCTCGCCTCACGATTTTCGCTCGTACAGGCGAAGTTTCTGACGGTAGAAGTTCGTGGTCGTGCTGCGTACCCCGACCGACGTAGCGGGGTAAGCGGGCATGACGACAACCGGGGCGACTTCGTGAAGGTAAAGATCGAAGAGTTCCCGGTTGCTTCCGTCCCAGCGTTCCCCGTTGGGACGCACCGAGAACGTGAAACTCCCACCCTTCAAGTCCCCACGCTGGACGAGTTCCTTGATGTCGTCGGCGTGCTGCGGAAGATCAACCTCGAACCGAAGCCCGTGGTCATCCTCATGTAGCCGTAGGGTTCCACTGCTCACACGCCCCAGAAGCCGGTTCACGTCATGGTTGAACGTGGCGATGACATCGCCCTTCGTCTCGATGGCTTTCCTGAACGCCCCACGGCGAACGATCTCGGTGAACGTCCGCTTGCCCTCGGTGATGACGGCTGGACTGTCCCAGACGGCACAGTAGCCGACGAGCTTGTTCCCTTCGTGCTGGTAGTTGGCGTGTAGTGTTCGTGTTTCCTTATTCACGGTTCCCCCTGATGATGTCCCCGCCGTCGATGGGCGGTAAGTTTTCCCTCGCCCTCACTTCGTTGACCGTCATCCAGCCCGTGTTGATGGCGGTTCCGTAGAACGTCGCCCGTGAACTGGCGTCGGCCCGTAGAAGCGTGGTCACGTCGTACTCGACGTAGTGCGTGCGGCGTTCGGTCGGGGTCAGTAGCTTCCGTTCAAACTCCGTTTCCCACTTCTCCAACCACGGGCGTAGCGTCGTGGTCAAGTAGTCTTGGTTCAGGGTTTCGAGGTTGCCCCATGTTGCCTTTTCCAAGCTCATCAGCTTGCTCGGCGGGATGAGAAGGAACCGGGAGATTTCGTAGACGAACCAGTTCAACACGTCCTTGTACTGGTTCTGTTCGTTGGTCATGGTGAACGGCGTGAACTGAAGCCCTTCTTCCAGAATGGCAACCTTCCCGACGTTCTCCGTGCCTTGATGAAGTTGCTGCCAGCTTCGGCGTAGGTTCTCCCGTGCCGTCTCGTTCAACTGGCCCGCCGTGCTGAGTACCCCGCCCGGTCTGGCGGCGTTCCCGTAGAAGGAACTGCCGTAGCGTTGCGTGGCGATGGCGAAGCCCAGCGTCTCACGGGCGACAGTCAGAAGCCGATAGCCCACGGTCCCATCCGGGGACAGTCCGGGGACATGGAGAATGTCCTCGGGTTGTAGTTCGACTTGTTGACCGTTGGCGGTGACGAGATAGTACAGTTGCCCTGATGGGCTTCGTTTGGTTTGGACGTTGCGTGGATGGATCGGCCACAAGGCGACGGGCGTTCCCGCACCGTTGTGTTCGATCTCGCAGACCGCTGCCCCGTGCAACAGGGCGTGGGCTTGTAGCGTTTCAAACAGTACCGGGCGGGTCATTTCCGGGTTCGGTTCCTCGGTCAGAAGAAAGTGAACCGGGTGATCGTCCGCAACCTCACGGCTACCGTTCGGTCCTTCCCTATAGAGGATCGGCTCCAAGCTCCCCACGTCTTGGGAGATGGTGCGAATACCCGCCCACAATGCGGAGATGCCGAGGGCAGTCTGTTCGCTGACGGACACGCCCGAACGGGTTGGGGCATCCACAAGCCCCAGTTCAACGCCGATGTCCTTGGTGATCTGGGATAACGGTACTCCCCGCTTCTCGTTCTTCGTGCCGAATAGTCGTTGCCATAGGTTCATGTGGGTATGTAGTCACTAGACCACGAAAATGCCTCTGCCCGGCTCATCGTAGACGGACTTCTTCGGTGTCACTTCCCCGGCGAGACACTGGGACAACGCCATCAACAGGGCAATCAAGTTGTCCTTCTTGTTTTCCGGTCGGGCGGTCTGGGGCTTTACGTACCCCTTGTTGTCCCGGTGAAGGTAGGTATGCCCGATCTGCCAGCGGAGTAGGGCGTTCCCGTCGTGGACGAGACGCTTCTGGTTCACCAGCTTCTCAAGTTCAAGGGCAGGGGCGTTGAAATAGGAATGCGTCTGCGGGAAGTTCCAGACCGTCACGCCCTTCTTGTTCAAGTAGTTGCTGATGACGAGAGATTGCCACTTGTCGAAGACCACGGCTTTCACATCGAACTTCTGGCACAGGTCATCAAGGAAGGCGATGATCCGGTTTTCGTCCGTGGCGGTTCCGGGCGTCAGTTGAAGTGAACCGTCCTGTTGGCACGTCTGGTAGATGTGGGCGTTCACGTTCTCTCTTGTCTTCATCGCCCCATCTGGTACGAAGCCCCAGCTTCGGACATAGAACTTGTCCCCGTCCGGGGCGACAAGCGAGATGGCGGTCAAGTCCCGTGATGCCCCAACGTCCACGCCCAGAACGACGGCTTGCCCGTCAAGGTTCGGGACATTGCCCTTGCAGGCGTCCCAGTCCTCTACGCTAATCCAGACGTTCTCGGCATCCGTCCAGCGGTTCATCTTGAGTCGGATTGCCGACAAGCGGGACGTTGCTTCTTGCTTGTCCCGGTTCCAGTTGTTGCGGAAGTCCTCGACGGATTGAACCACGCCCAACGACGGGTTGGCGGCGAACCAGTTGTTCTCGTCGTCGAAGTCGTCGGTTGTGGCCTCGAATATCCACGGCTGAAAGGTCGGGTCAATGACTTCGCCAGACATGATCTTTCGGGAGTAGTTCACCAGCTTG